ATGGTATTACCTCACACAAAAGCGCGCCTAGTAATACCAAAGCCAGGATCAAAGGATCCCCGGTGGGTGATCAAATTCTATGTTTGGAATGCTGATACTGGCCGGAAGCAATTATGCCGAAATCTGGAATGTAATGCCATCACCAACTTGGCCGATAGAAAAAAGTGGTGCCGTATTAAGATTGCTGAAATTAATCAGGAACTTTTGAAGGGGTGGCATATTGATTCAAAGAAACTGCAGGCACTAGAACAGGAACGAATCCGATCTCAGCAACGTAATTTCATGAAATTGAGTGATGCTATTGATCTGGTGTTGGTCCAAAAAAGAGGAGAGAAAATTAAAAGCATTCGAAATTATGAAATCGCTCTTCGGGTATTCAAGGAATGGGCTAGTTTGATAGGCATTCAAAATCTTTCAATTGATTCAATTAAGCGAGATCACATCACAGCTTTCATGGAATATATAAGTGCAGAGCGTGATGTGGCTGGTAGGGCATATAATAACTACCTAAGGCATATTCGCCATTTGTTCAAGGTTTTGATCGATCGCGAAATTATTCTTCGTAATCCGGCAGATAAAATAAACTATCGAAATCAAACTGTTGGTCGTAATCTGGCCTATACCGTTGACCAACAAACTGAACTTATTAAGTTCATGACTGATAAGTATCCCAATATTCTAGCTTTCTGTCAGGTTATGTATTACACGTTAATGAGAACCGGTGAAATCACAAATATGCAGGCATGGTGGATTGGAGCATACGATAAAAACAAAATCTATCTGCCAAAGGAATTTAGTAAGAATGGCGATGAAAGACATATTACCATTCCACCTCAGCTTGAAAAGATTATTGCAAAAATGGGATGGAGAAATCTCCCCCCCGATACCTACTTATTTTCATCAGGCTTTCGACATGGTACAAAAAAGATGCAATCCCGCATGCATGCCAACAAATACCGTCGTTGGGTATTAGATAAATTAGCCTTTTCCAAAGATTACACAATGTATTCCTGGAAGCATACAGGAGTAGTGTTTCTATATCGGAATGACATTCCAAGGGCATCGATCAGGATGCAGGCGGGTTTTCGTGATGACAAGTCCTTCGAGGCATATCTGAAGAGTCTAGGATTATTCGAAAACTCTCTTCTGATAACGAGTTATCCTTCGATGCCTGAATATCCCTGAACACATATTCCATATGTTCAAGTAATAACTGCTGTTTCTTTAACTCGGTAACGGATCCGTCTTCCGGGTAATGCTCCAGGTGGTGTTGCTTGATAAAGGAAAGGCTAGCAATTGTTTCATCCGGGCTGAACATCTCAAGAATTTGTGCAATAGCCTTCTCTGAGGCTAGAATGTGATTCGCTGGCATAATACATAATATTTGACCGATTAAGTTAATAATCCTAATACCGTTCGAATATCCCACAAAATGGGGGGATAAAAAAAGAGCAGAGATATGTCTAGCAATTTAGGATGTCTACTAAGCTACTTGCCAGTTTACATTTTCTCTCCTGACCTGCGAATTTGTTTTATGTATTTATAATTAAAATAGATTGATGTGAGGGTTAATCCGAAAGTAGTTATAGTGCCAAAAGTAAGAACTACAGGTTCTACACCTGATGTCGCTGCCCAAAAAGTTAATGAAGAGCATATAATTGCACCGATTTCTAAATCTAATGCTGTTGTACCATAAATTCCTGCGTAGATTAAATGTTGAGCAGAACTAGTATCTATTAAAAGTTGAGCAGATTCGGTATCATGTGGCTTAGAATTATGTTTATACCATTCTACAACACTCATACTTACTTTTTTATTAGTAGAATCTTTCACGAACTCAATCAATTCAGGTTTTACCCTAGTTATTTTACAGCTGATTGGTTCGAGTCCAACAATTTTAATAAGATCTTGGGCCTTACTCAAAAATGGTAAAAGTAATAAAAGAATGATGAATCTCATGAGTAGTTATTTTGTAATTGAACAATGTATTCCACCGGAGCCATAAACTGAATCCCGATATATTATTCCACCATGTTCAAACCAACACAATGAATATCCAGTTGAAGCATCTCGTTGACCTGAAATTACGAATTGAGTATTTGGTTTGTATTGAAAATAGAAAATTCTGACCTGACCTGTATCTGAATTTTCCCAAACCTTCTTAACAGATTTTAGCTGATTATAGAACGTGATTTCATTCCGGGTACTCTTACCGAAAGAGAAATTAACAGCAATCGTTGCTTCTTCCTTTTCTTTCTCACATGAAAGCATAAGAAAGACTGTGCTAATTGCTAAAACCAACTTTTTCAAATCACAAGTCATTCAAGTGCAATTTAAAAGAATTTCATCGACTTTTGAGATTTGTTGGCCTTACTTATGTTTTCCAATCCGGATGATAGGGACAAGTCTTCAGTTGCTGATCGGCCGAGTCCATTCTCTCCACGTTCGATGATCCTTTTGTTAACTTTTTCCATATCCAGAAGCTCCCTTTCTCCCATGATTAAATAGGCCGGAATTCCGGCTTTAATCATTTGAGTAAATGTTGCCACAGCATCTTTAAATGCAAGCATTTCAGGAATGCTTATTTGAATAGGGCCGGTCGAATTGTTGTTCCCCGCTATTTCCATTACTGTTTTTCCTGTATTCCGACTAGCTTCAATCATCTGAATTGTATTCATCACATAAGGGTCACGAGCGCTTTGGGCATTGATCATATATTCGTTTGCGTGGGCAATTATGGGATAAGCGTTTTTGTCGTTAGCAGAATTTGGTAACCATCCACCAGAGTAAAACTGTGGGAGTGGGGTTGCTTCAATTATTGCAAGCTCTGCTGTAGCTGCTATCGCGCCAGGTATTTTAAGAGGATTAATATATGCTTCTACCCATGCCAAAGCGGCCTTTATTGTCGCTTCGAACAAGGCGAATTTCTTTATGGACATGGCTTGCTGAACCTGCATTTGTCGATTTTTTTCGGCAGCTTCTGCATCCAATGAAATCATCTGGTTGTTGTATTCAATTGCACTAATCATGCCTGTATCCAGTTGATCTTTAAGTGCAGCTTTCTTACTATTCAGATTTTTATTATAAGAATTCAGGTCGTTCTGATAAATTGATTGAAAGTATGAATTCAATTTTGAAGTCACAGAAGATACATTATTGGCATATTCTTTAATTCTGGAAACTTGAGTATCAATTCGTCTGTTTTCCAATTGTTGAAGATCAGCATTGAGTTTTGCTTCAAGTGCCAGCCATTGATTTGAACCTTCTTTAAGTATGGCCTGTTTGTCGAGTGTAACTTGTATTAATCTATTTTTCTCAGCCTCATAAATTTCAGTTTCAGTTTCAGCCTTCAGCACAGCCATATCCAAAGCAGCTGTAACTTCATTTTCATAATATTTTTTCAATTCTTCCCATTTCTCTTTCCCTGCTTCAAGAATTAATTTTTGTTCATTATCCAGATTTTTCTGAGCGATGGCAATTCTATCATCCCAATATTTATCAATTAGCTTGAATTCTTCATCAAGCTCTCGTTTCAATTCAGCTGCCTTCTTTTTTGCAGCTTTTATTGCTGCCTTTTCTTGTTTTTCCAGTTCATCTTGAGAAATTCTATCCTTTGTAGATTCTGCCAGTTCACGCTGCTTCAGCTCATTGTCTATTGCTGATTGTTGTGCTTTGATCAATTTGGCATACTTTAATTCAGTAAGAAAGCCTGTTAAATCCCCGCGCTCCTTCAATAAATTAAGTTCTCTCACCGAAGCCTCCATCTGTAATTTCAGAGAAGCCTGCTGATAAGCAAGATCAGCTTCGTTCATTCCCTTCAACTTAGATTTAAAGGCCGCTAACTGTTCCGCATACGCACTTTTCTCAATCTCTTGTTGACGCATAAGTCCATCAGCAACATCTTCCAGCTGACCTTCAACAAAAGCTTGATAGTTCCCTGTAATCCCCGGAATAATTTTTATAAGCCGGTCTAATCCATCAATCATTGCTGAAATTAATCCCATACCTACTGAGAAAAACTGCACCATTGCAGGATTGGCAGTGAGTTTATTCCATGATTTTTCAATCTGCTCTACAGTTCCGGCTAAATTCTCATTCTTTAAAGCGTAGGCATCTGTAATTGCTGATGTTTTGGACAAGGCTCCACCAGCTAACTCCACCTTTTCACCCAAAAGAGTAGTGTTACTACCTAATTTCGCAAACACCTCACTGGCTCCAGCTCCCTGTACCTCAAGATCCTTTATTATGCTTGCTAATTGTGTTGCGTTTGGCCCAAGTTTTTTGCTGCCTTCCATCACCTTTACAAAGGCACCGTAAATATCATCATTCAATAATTTTTTGAATGATTTCAGATCCATCCCTGCGATTTCAGCAAATGCCTGAGTTTCTGTGAGCATTTTTTGTAAAATGCGAACTACTGCAGTACCGCCTCTTTCTTGTGATACCCCAAGTTCTTGAAGGGTGGCCGATAATCCCAATACTTGTCCTGAGGTCAATCCAACTTGTAATCCCACACCGCCAATTCTTTGAGCAAAGTCAGATACAACAGGTCCGGTAGCTACACCCGAGTTGGCCAGTTCTACAATAGCATTGGATATAAATTTGATGTCTTGGCCAATATTGTCAGATTTTACATCCACCAATATGTTCCTAAGTTTACTCATTTGAGTTGCAGCTTGCTCAGTCGATCCGAATTCATCCCGTAAGGATACAGAAACCATATCAGTTGCTTTTACAAATTCCAGCATTTGATCTTTAGCAACTCCAAACTGACCACCAACTTTAGCTATCTCTCTAAGATCACCCATGCTAGTTCTGGTATCAATGGTCGATAACTCATGGTTTAATTCTCTGGCCTCAGCTGCTGATAAACCAGCTAGTCGCTGAATGTCGGTCAGTTGATCAGATAGGTTTTGGGCGGCTCTGAACGAATCGGTAAAGTAACCAGCAACCTTTTGCAATCCAAGCGTTGCGAGGTTTGCGCCCAAATTACCAATGAAAGTTGTTTTAATTGAATCTTTCATTTTGTCCCAACTACTCTTGGCCATTCCGGCCTTTACCCTGGTTTCATCAATAGCTTTATTAACGTTTTGAATCTTACCAGTTAGCTCTTGGAAACGTGCATCGTTTGAAGCCAGTCCACGTATTTCACTTTTCGCCTTTCGTGCAGCCGCTTCCAGATCCCTTAAAGATTTGTTTGCTGTCTGACCATTGACGATCAGATCTATTTGTGCTCTTTCTGTTTTTGATGCCATAGTTATAAATTCATTACAATCCGTTCACTTAAGGTGTACTCAAAGCGAGCAGGTATTTCAATTGCGTATTTCTCAGTTAGTATTTCAGCAAGGCGTTGGTATTCGTAATACATGGTGGGTGAATACCATTTCTTCGGTCTTCGGGGTTTAATTCCTTTTCGTTCATCGGAGGCCAACGATCGCCATTTCTCAGCATTGCCTTTTACATCCGAAATTTTCACACCTCGGCCAACACCCATATCCACAAATTTCCCATGAAAATAAAAGCCAATTGTTACCTTAGTTGGCATTCCGTCAGATCCATAAGTTAACTTATAAGTAAAGCTTTTGTGCAGTGATCCTGATGAGCCAACCTTTTTTTGCTGAAGCGATTTTTTAAGGGCAAAAATTGTCCAATTGCTCCATCGCATTATGGTTAAAGCCAAATCCTTCGGTAACTGATTTAATTCATTATCAGGCATTACTTGATTTTCTTTGGTAAAGAGTAGCTCGGCTCCCTTTAATGTTTTCATCAACAAATTCTACCTCCAGTTGAGATATCAAGAATTCTTGATTTTTTAGCATTATCTTATTGATAATGTCAAACTCCATAATGTCAATTACAGTCAAAACAAGGTCTGCATCAATAGGGCTAGAGTTTTCAATAAATTCTGCCCAATCTTTCCAGAATACATTGATCAATCCATCTTCGGCATTCCATGCCAATGAGTAATTACCAATTTTATCGCCTTGGTAGTTGTAGTTATGATACGAAGCAAACGGATAAGTCCCTAAAGTTGGAGAGCCATCCCCCTCATCAGTTGTATGAAAAATGCATGGTTGAAGGCCCCTGTAAAATAAATACCTGGAAGGGAATGGGTTCATTTGAGCATCAACACGGTATCGTTCAAATCCTTTTGTATAAGGTAATTTCCATAGTATTGGCAACCCTGTCGTCCATGTATTTTCACTGGTTTCTGAAAAAAGTGTTGAAGCTGTTGTTTGTATGTTCTCTGCCGCTTCGCTTGTGAAAAACCCTTCCAAAGCCTCTGATAAAAACACCCAATCACCAACTGTAAATAGCACTTGAAAAACATAATACCAGTTGTCTGGAATTACTAATCGTAAGTCAAGATTTGCAGAGGCGGCATCAGCCGGTAATACACTCACATCATCTCTCTTATTTAACCTGTAAAGATTATCCTTGATCAGCCTTTCTTCTACCAACTTCTCGTCTGATGCCCAGGTATAATTTAGGTTCGGTCTAACTTTGGGCTGATAATTAAAACTAAAATCACGGATAAGTTTATCTGTCCAATCGATATCACAATGGGCGTTCAAAATATCAACTCGACGAACCAAGTGTACCTCATCTCTATCTGATCGATAGTCAAAAACTGAACAAAATAATGTACTTAGTTCCAATAAAAAGTCAGCTACTGTAATCTCCGGGAGTAAGTCCACCATCTTAAAGCTTCGATGATAGGTCAGCAGTTGGGAATGTGTACTATGCAGTATAATTGGATTGTAGAATGTGAGCGTTTTCAGTTCATCATCCCAGAAGTTGTCTTGAATTTTAATATTAGCCTCATCGTGAATCATTTTAAATACGTTGTACACCTTTGCAAAGCCAGCCATTGTATTCTTATACATTGGATCAGCATCTAATTCCATTTCCCTGAATCCAACGCCCATTGTACCTTGAATGGCCGGAGTCCAGTGATTGAGTATATTGTCATAAACTCCCGATATCTCAGGTGTCAATACCGGATAGAATACATAGTCATAATTCTCAGGATTATTGACTGTGTCTGTAGCGTGATTTGTCTCTGCAAGCCATGGGTTCGGATGATTTGCTGATGTTAGAGTTGGATCATCCAAATAATCATAGTACGACAGATCCTCAGGACTGAATGAAATATCAGGATAATTATCATTGCTCCATAAGTCGTAGAAATTGATAGTCGTTCCGCTTGTTTTGGTTGCATAAATGCCAGTGTCAGGAAACCTTGCATTAATGTATGCTACAATATTGTCTAAGAATTCAGCGAGTGTCATACTCGGATTGAATTCAAACCTGTATTGCTGTCCATTCACACGATCTTCCGAAGTGGTAAATAGCATCAGTAAGTACACCGATGGCCCAGGATCTGGCACTCCAGATGAATACGAAAATGTATATTCTATAACAGGATAGGTTGATAATCGGTACCTATATTTAGATGGGTTGTTGAGCGCAAAACTTTTGAGTCGTTTAGCAGCAAAGTCTCTGAAATAACCGCGATCAATCAATACCCTTACATCATACCATTTCTCGCTGAATTTGTCAACGATGACAGTGCACTTGCGATAAAATTGTCCTCCGAGATAAGCTTTTCCTTCGAATGAGAATTCATTCCCTCTTCTTTCGAGTGCATTCGCAAAATTTAATGTTTTACTATTGTCTTCAGCTGAAACACGAATCGGATATGTTCTTGATGGAAGACCTGGGGCATATGAGAATACAGGATTTTCGAGAATTAATTTGATTGATGTTTTTGGAGGTATGGTTAGGAACGTTCCATTTATTTCAACAGCGAATAAATTCATTATCCGTTCCCCCTTTCAATCCAAGCATCGCTCAGGCTTATTTTACAGGTAAACAGGGTATCATTATCCTCATCTAATTCAATTTTACCTTTTGGTATATTTACCTGAGAATATGAATCTGCTAGCTGAACAAATCGTTTGGGTGAGTTAATAAAATCCATCAAGTATCGGAGGGAATCGCGTGTACGTGGACCGCTATTGAGTTCATAAGTAGTTTGCCATTCGTTGTTTACCTCCTGAATTTCTCCATTCACAATGCCGGTATCAGGGTCGTTATCTACAAAGGCCATCCTAACAGCAGAGTTTTCGGCTTGTGCTGACCGTTTCTGGTTTCCGGTGAAGTAAACTACTTCCGGGCATCCAAAGCTGTTTATAAACAAGAAATAATGTGGGTCACGCACAATATTGCGATCCAGTTCAAACCGCATTGTTTCTGTAACGGCCGTGGCTACATCATCAATAACTTTAGCTACCCGGATATCATAGGCCATGATTTCCTTTTCCAGGTCTGTAAGTTCAATAAGATTGAGCTGTCCAAATCCTGCCGGTATGGTAGTGATTCGTCCAGCAAAATCAGTAGAGGTGAGTTCATCTACGGTTAACCATTCACCTACAGTATCTCCTGCATAATAAAACCGCACCTGAATCCTAAGTTTTACGGAGGTCTCCAGTGCTGCATCATACCAAAATGAAAGGTATTGGTGTTGAGTTCTATCAACCGTTATTTTACGTGGCATACTGGTTAAGAATTTAACCAGATCAGGGGTAACGTAATCAGAAACCAAAGTTTCAGCAATGGCTTTTGTGAATTTCTCAGCACCCTTAATTACAGAGATATACTGATTGACACTATCAATCTGTGCTGGACTTTGTTTATACCTGCCGGCACTTGGTACCGTTCCATAGAATTCTGAAAACATTACAAAAAAACGGGTGAACTGTGCTGCAAGTTGTTGGAAACTTGCACTTACAAATTCCGGGATATCATATTTCAAAAGTCCATCCAGAACTGGTTCAAGGTAAAATGTGCATTGATCAGTGTTATTGGGTATTCCTTCAGCATTAAATACTGGTTTTGGATCATCTTGTCCAAAGGTTTGCTCCTGGAATACATCACAAAGAATGCGGAAGTTCTCAGCATATTCCTGATCAATGCCTGAGATTGAACCTAAGAATCCTATATCATCATGCGCTTCAACTCCATTGATATTATAGGCAATACCATTTTCCCTGGCAATAAACTTTACTCCCGGATTGCCGCTATATGTACCAGGCACCAAAGTGAAGTTAAGAGCAATGTATGGGTTCTCGGAAAGTGTTTTTATAACTTCATACTGGATCCAATCCGCCAAAACCACATAATCATCGTCGATCAAAATCTTATTATACCCACTGGCAAGTGCCGGATTATCTGTAAAAGCAAAAACTTCTTCTCTACCCATGAATTCCAAGGTGAAGGTTATTCCATCAGGTGGTTGAGCCGTGAATACCAATGTTAATTCAGCCTTAACACCTGCGGTAGTGACGAAAGCGTCAGTTTCAACAGTATATTTTACCGGGTTTCTGCTGGCAACAACTGCCGCTGGGCTTTTAATTATGGATAATGCCATATTCGAATTTCAGTTTATCGGTAGGCTCAAAAAAGGACTTGTACGACTATGGGGTTTCGTCATCAGTCCATTGTTCAGGATCATAGGATCGATTAACTGTATCGTTAATCGGGAATTCAACTCTGCATCCCACATGGTTATCTCCAAAACCTGATACCTTCATATACTTTACAGTTGTCAAGTCAAAATCCGGGATATCTGTTCTCCCTTCATCAATATCATATTCAAGTCTGGATAGGATTTGCTGAGCAACAACCTTTGCAGCTGAAAATATTGTGCGTTCAGCCGGTTTATCTCCCTTGGAGCAAGGCTTACATATGGTAATGGCAAGGATATGCTGATCCATTGAGTTTGATGGGTTGTCCCCAAATATTGAACCGTCTCCGGACTCCAGTAACATGATCCATCCATCTGATCGCCGGCCTCCAATATCATTGATGAGTTCAAATACATCCCCCTCCAAAAATGCAGGATTGGTTTCAGCATCATGAAGGATACTTTTGTTTAAGGAGGCCAACTCCTCAAAATATTCGATTATATCTGTTTCGTTAATCATTGCGTGAGTCCTTTCCTGAATTGGCTTCTTGCTCCTTAAAATCCTTTGCAGCCAGATTTAATCCGTATAATTCTGCCAAAAGCGACTTTTTCGCAATCAAATCACGATCCAGTCTTTGTTTTTCAGCCGATCGGTATAACAACTCAACCATATCAATGGTGCCAATATCTGCATCCGATTTTCTGCCATTAAATACATGCGGAAATGCAGCTGCCATCCATCCTTTAACGGCTATATAATTTAATCGAATGGCCATTACCTGAACTGAATTAAGCCGAGCAAAATACTTGGCATTATGCTCAATCACATTCTCCTTAAATTCTCCTCTGGCACCATTGAGCAATGCCGGATGATACAAGCATGCACAGAATTTATTGAAAGCCTCCCGATTGTCATTTTGGGTATAATCCATAAAATACATTTCGGCTTTGCACCATTCCCAGAACTGTACATTTCCCATTTTTACCGATGGAGAAACAAATGTCCGCGAGTATAATCCCCATTTACGGCGAAGCTTAATTCTTGATATAATGAATCGGTCGCATTTCATAGGTTCAGTAATCCAAGATGCCAGTTCACTTAAGTAGTACCGGTTATGGTCACAGCTCTGCAGCTTTTCGATGAGCATTTCTTTCTGTGAGCTGATATCTGTGTTTCGAATCCTGGTGAGAATATCTTCAATCAGTTTTTCATTAAACTTAAATAAAGAAGCAGCCCACTTTCTGGCCAACAGTACCTTGGCATCGATTAAAGTTAAATTGCCGGTATAGCATTCAGCCAATTCGATCAATTGCTTCTCGGTTAATTCACCCATTGTTTCCGGGAAGTAGCCTTTAATTTTACCAATATTGATTGTTTTCATTTGCCTATTCTCCAGTAAATTGATGCTTGTATTGAATTATTCGAGTGATATCCAATCCGATAAGCATACCTGTCTCTGCTCAATAAAAATTCAGGGCCAACTGATGGCGATCCCCCTGTAACACCATCAGTCAACCCAATCCCAACATACCATCGATTACGAACTTCTACCGGCTCTACAATGGTTGTATTTATGACGGTGGTTGGTCTGAGCAGGCGGTAATCGAATCCTTGCCAGGTAAGTTTGTTTGTATAAACAGAATCTTTTAATGTAAGAGTAATGTTTGAATCGGAGTACTCCTGTTGATAATACCTGACAGTATAGTGTTCCTTGATTAATATTGAATCTGGTAGGCTAAATGAGTCAATTGATCCTGAATTTAATTCAGGTAGTCGAATACTTTCACTTATCGGTTTTGGTAATGGTATTTCTACCTGATGCCATTGAGTATCATAAACCAATACGGTTGTAGTTATAAACTTTGGATCCGGAAGGATCGGTGAACAGGCACGCTGGATTAACAATACAATCACCAGTCCTAATGCAATTATCCATCCTGCGTACTTCATCGGTTTGAGGTTTTAAATCCTGCAATAAAACATAGGAGTAATACAGGGAAGTAGGATAGTTTAAATGCCCAGTGTAATGCTTGCTCTTGTCCGAATAATGCTATCAACACAATGGAGCCAGTAAATAAAATTACCATCGCCCATTTACAAATGTGCCATCCATTAATGGCTGCCTGCATGATTTTTTCAGCAATAGTATGATTATCATCGTACCGATCCATCCACGAATCCCTGCTCCAGAAATGTCCCCAATGTTTATATCCGTCGTGATGATCAATGGAGTCCATTACTCCATTTAGAAGTCCACATATCCATAATATGATCATCGTTATGTAGTAAATAATCATTGTATTTCAGCTTTAATTGCCTTGTACTTCACATGCCACAATACAGGATTGGTAATGTTCAATGGAACGTCAAAATGAATAGCATCCTTCTTCTTAAATGCATCGCCCCATCTTAATCCACACGTATCAACAACTTCAATGCAAAATGCCTCATCAGGTCCTTTATCATCTCTTAATTTGGCATTATTGAACCATTCTCCAGTTGACTTCTTTTTAAGGTTAAAATCAATGGCATATCCAATAAAATGATTTGACATCTTTGATGGCGGCACAACGGCTCCGACTACATCCATTCCATGGCGTATTGAATCCATCACCACCACAATAATTCCGTGTTTTGCGGCAACATCATTCATTTTAATGAATCTTGGATGTACCTCCTCATCGAGCATAATTTTCTCACCATTGTACCCTTCAAAATTTGATGCTTTGAATTCTTTAATCATAACTGCTGGGATTTCCTACCAATGAATTTGCGTAAAGCTCCGCGCAAGTCGTCCGGTATGAGCAAAAGGGACAAACCTATAATTCCGATCGATCCTGGAATCCAATAATTCAATTCAACCTTCACCGCAACGAACATTGGAGTGATGAACATAACCAAGCAGGTTATGATCAGACCGGCACCCATAATTGTTGTAACCGGATTAATTTTGGGGTTTAAATTTCTCATGGTTTGCTTTTAAATATTTATACCATGTCAGCAGGCCTATACTTATTGCAACCAGAGCTGCGACAAGTTGAAACACTGGAAGTACGGCAACAACGATTGAAACGAATGCGGCACCTGTGGAAGCAAGGAAGGCCAGTAATAATGATAATGTCTTCATAGATTTCATTGCAGGGGTAAAAAATCTGTACATTCAACTTGAGCGGACGTTACTATCACACAATTAAAAAGTTTGCTTTTGTCTTGTTGGTATGACATCAGAATGTAAAAGTTTTAGAGTCTGAGGAATTAAAAGCGGGTTTATTGGTCAGATTAGAATATGTATCCGACTCCAGGAACAGTGCGTATTTATCTGTATTGGCCATAAGAAAACTAACCAATGCGTTTTTGTAACCGTCAGCAGCCAAGATTGCTTCCTTTTTAAGCGAAATCAATTGCTCAGCAGTTGCTGCATTTTGATGTTTACTTGTATCTGAACCTGTAGCAGATATTGATACAACCCGGTATCCTTCAGCATCTATTTTCACGGTCAACCGGCCAATACTTTTGACAATGGCAATATTGGCAACTGCGTCTTGAATGTATGGCACCAATTTTAGTTGATCTTCGGAAAGAGTAATTGTTTCCAGTTTTGTTTTCAGATCATCAAATAGCGATGCTCCAATCAATGGCTTTATCTCAAACTTTTCAGCTTCGTTTATGAACGGTTTAAGCGCTTCATATGTTCTGCGTGATGAACCAATTGGATAACGCTCATTAAACTGCTCTGCGGTAGAAACAAAAAACTTATTCGCCTTTTTCTCAGAGTCAGAAGTTTTCCATTCAGCAAATTTGGCATGATCACGTTCTTCGATCAAATAATTGATCGCTTCCTCTATTGAATTATAACCGGTTTCCAGACGGGCATTTTCGTACTCGAGTTTTTGCCACTGGAAAATAGGCTTGGTATTATCTCCGGAAGTTTGGAAAATACCGGAATTACCCATTTGCACGATCAATGATGGCAACGCTTTGGCGAACGCCAAATGGGTAATTGCCGATTGTAAGTAACCAATTAACTGTGCCTCTTCATCCGTAATTGCCGGATCCGGATTGATTGCGCAATGTCTTTCCGCAAGTTCAGTGATGAATGTGCGACCAAATGTTTTTGTAATTATTCCATTCTGAAGTTCTGAAAGAGCACCTTCAATATACTCATACCTAAAATTCGAGTTTAGAGTTAAATGCAGTTGCAGCTCGTTAAAATCCTTTACCAGATGGTTCATTCGGCATCTTTTGAATTAAGGGTTTGAATAAAGGGGGATGGATTTACGGCAAATTTTAGCCCCGGATGCCTTTTAAACCATTCGTTATACCGAGCAACAAATACCAATGGTGCAAGGGTGATCATCTGATCTGCCATAAATGTTGCAGAGCTGATTTGAAAACTGTTTTTCTTTTCAGAGCCGGAGTTCATTGTACGGTTCTGATTGCTGAATCCCCCAACGGAAGATGCATCAACTCCCATTCCCTGATATATTGAATTGGCATAGAATTCCTGATCCGGGATCCAGGCACCTTTTTCCAGTTGGTTTTTTAAAGGCGTAATTTCTACTCCCGGTATTTTTTTCCCCTGACGGTCATACATTACACTGCTTGTGATCGTTTTGCCGGCATTGGCAGCTCCGGCCAAATACTCATCGATCTCGTTTTTCACCTCTGTCAATGCATCAGCATATCTTTTGGCATCATTCTGGATCTTTTCAAATTCTTTTTTACCAAATCTGAATTGGAGATAATCTTCAGTAATCTCGATATGCCACATTGGAAGGATCTGGTTTTTCAGAATAGCCTTCAGCGTAGTTTTTAGGTCAGCAGCAATAGCAAGTGTTTCAGAGTTGATAAGAACTTCTACATTGGCCAACTCATAATAATAACGGCCATTTGAAACCGGGCGGATCCGTTGAATGTAATTGAATCCTTTTTTGCTCTGGAGATCCATCAAGGGAAAGCGAGAATTGAGTACCTCAACTTCGGTTCTGTCGGATTTACGATCAGCCTCCCAATCAGAATTAATGAAAAGTTTTTTGATTTCCCGGGACGAGGAGTCTTGTTTTCCCCACCGGCACCAGCTGGCATCATGCCGCATCAACCTTACTATTTTCTTGCGGTCATTTGAAAGAATATGTTCCGGGAATATGTTGCCCAATGTCTCATAATCTTCAACAAACGCTTTAAAAAGCCATTCATTAACTTCATTCTCCAAAAACCAATCATCGATTTCTGAATCTTTAAAGTATTGGGCAAATGGCTGGCCGTCTTTTACTACTTCTTTATAATAAACTATACCAGCTCCAAGATGAACCGACTTGTTGAATTCACATGCTCGGAATGCGATCTCGTTCTTGCCCAACTGAGTGATTATCTCTGCCGGCAGGGTATTGTCAGTTCCCCAGACAGCATAGTCAGCGCTGTCTGTTGCTGTTGGAGCAACCGGTTCCTTTTTGATTCCTTTCGAATCTGCTATGCTTAATAAGGATTGTTTTCCAGCAATCAAGCCACCTTTGAATCCGTATGATTGTTGATTTGCCATTAATAAAGGACTTGTTGATTATTGAATTCCAAAATGCCACGAAACCGAATCTTCCGGATATCGCCATTGAGAAGTTTTATATTTCGGGTTTTGTTACGGCGATGGTATGGGTTTCGGGAAATGTTTGAAGCTCCTTGCTTCACATCCAAATTTGCTTTGTCAGCTGATTGTGGTTGTTCTGTAGGCTGATCTTTATCGGATGATAAAACGACATGCTTATATTCAATGATCTTACCACCTTCTGCGCGCATGCGACTGAATTGGCAGTACTTTAAATCAAATGGAATGAATTTCCCCGTTTTCAGGTCAGTGGCTTCCATTTGCCTTAAAGCTTCTTTGAGTGTAATCACAACTCAAAGTTCCTTTGGATAGAAAATTAAAAAAGGACAGCAGGTGAGGTAAACCCTCTTTTGCTACTTTTCTGGGGTCACAGAAAAGTAGCCGGAACGTGCCGAAAACCCGCCTGAAAAGGTGGGTTTTCTTGCATTAGGCGAATGTTCCTACATTAAACCATCATCGGCAAAGCTGAAATATTCCGAATCGGATATAATCAAATGATCCATAACCATAATTTCAAGCAAATTTCCTGCATCTTTCAGTTTTTTGGTAATGGCAAGATCGGCTGAACTTGGTTTCATATTCCCGCTTGGGTGGTTGTGAGCCAAAACAATACTATGCGCACCCGTATTTAATGCGGTTGTAAATATGACTTTACTATCTACTACAGTTCCAGAGCAGCCACCCTCAGAAACTTTGTAGTACCCTACAACCTTATTATTTCTGTTAAGGCAAAGCATATGGAATTCTTCTTTCCAATTGATTGTTGAAGGGTCAAAACATTGCATTAAAACTGTATGGCAGTCCTTTGAGTTTAATACCTGGACTAAATCCCGTTTGAGGGTTTGCGGTTCAAAAGCAACTGAAATTTTAATTTGTGGAATTATCATTTCTCTGATCTCCTTTCAACTTGGGCGTTGCTGAATAGGTAGCAAATAGGGTAATACTCGTATTTGTCGGTTTCTTCTGTCTTTTCAACCTTTTGCACTTCCTTAGGTTTTGCCCAAACAATAAAGGCCTTTTCTCCTTTTCTGACTGCGTAACCGTCCTTTAACCATTGGTTAAAGGTTCTGAATTCTTGATGTTCACCTTGTCTGTAATGCGCTATAATAGCCTCGTTAATGCTATTGAATTCTCCTTCTTTCACTTTCTCGGATACTGAACCGGATAAGTCTTTTAAGAATTGGCGTTTTTGTTGAATTGGGGTTTTAGCTATATTTGTACTCATGATTCTGTTTTTTGAATGACATTAAGGAATAGAATTTAACGCCCGAAAGCTCACGCGATCGGGCGTTTTTGTTACTTAAATTTGGAAAGCAATAATTTGGTTTTCAAACTCTACAACCTGTTTTTTGATTTCATCAGTAATCTGACCAATTACAGATTTAATGATCAGGGGGTTTGATGTTTCAAAGCTGTTTCCATCAGCATCCCTCATATTCAGGCGTTGGCTATGACCATCGGAACTGAATTTAAAGTTTTCAAGTTTTCGCTGACTCTCAACGAATTTTTCATGTTTCTCACACAAATAGGAAAGCTCCTCTTGTTTAGCTTTTCGTTGCTGAACAGTAAGTACCTGTTTTGGCGTTGGTTCATCAATTTTACCGCTAGGGGTTACCTTAGCGTTTGATTTTTCAACTGTTAATTTTTGGCTTGGATTTACCGCAGCAGTTCCTTGAACTGGTTCGGCAGTTGTTTGATTTTTCATCTGTTTTTTGAATGACAATGTAAAGATACTCCGAAAGCCCTGTATTTACAAGTGTTTGCAAGGTTTTTGTATAATTTTATTAACTTTAAAATATTGATAATCAATACATTATATATAGCATTCTGCAAATGGCATAATAAAAACAGCTATTTATTTGGTATTCAGTTATATATATCCTGTTTAATTGACTTTTCAAAAAGTCATCACACGGAAGAACCCGCCCACGCGCTGTGCGTCGGAAGCAATTGTAAACGCAAAATGTAGAAAAAAATGGACAGCGGTTTAGGGGTGCGCTTCGCGCTGTCCCACTACTGACGCGGGTTTGGTGGTGTGTTGGGTGCATAGCACGCCTATTAATGCAAGCAAATACCCTCAGGTATGTCACGCTTGCCGGTATATGATGCAATTGTTAAAGCGTTAGGGATAGGATAAGGTTACCGTGTAACCAAGATAGCCCGACCGAAGGGAACGCCCTATTGTTTCATCCCTATTAATCCAATATGGCCAGACATCTCTTCCATATTATCTCTAAACTTTGAGAAGTAAAGGATATCAAAGCAATCTGTTATATGTGTTGCTTGTTGCTGTGGTATTACCCGACTACGTTCGGAGCTCTTGTCCTTTTGAAGTTCCCCTGATGATATCTTAATTGGGGTATTATACATTGCTATCAGTAGGTTCGGGCAATTCTCCTCGTTAATTCGCACCTTAGGTAAGCGTCGCTCATTACCCGAGAGAGCTATGTTAAGGAATTCATACTTATCCCGGTGCCCTGGATTCTCATCAAATGACATTAGCCTAGGATGCCACCCTTTATCATATAGTAATCGCTGTACCAGTTCGGCATAGGTTTCTTTTGAGTTAGCAACTGATGTGTTCCCGTTGCGATCATAGTACACATATATTGTTCTAGCTGTGTGCAGGCTATAGTAATCGCTGAATTTATCTATTAAGTTATGAATAATCTCGTCATCTTCACGAAGAGCATAAAACTCCTTGAGTATGTTGTACCGGGAGCTTTCCTTATCCTCCTGCCCTACCAATAGGCTGTTGATTTTACCCCAATCAATAACTATATCCAATGGCTGATCAGGATTGCAGTCAAGGTCGGCCACTGATTTATCCTTATCATCGGGAAGTTCGGCAGGGAACTTGTCTAGGTAGGTATAATTAAAGTCTGTATAAAAGTTGGCTTGTGATAGTTTATGATAAAACCTATCTCCCTTTTCCAGTCCCTTTGGCCGGCGGTTAAGGATAGATGTTTCAAAAACAAAGTCTGGTAGTAAGCGGCGTTGAGTCTCTATGTACTCCTTGCCAAGCATATCAATATTGTCAAAACTTGTTGCTTCCATATAATGAAACAAATCGCTTCGAAGGGTATGTATTTGACGTTGATATCGGGCAATATCCTTAGCAAGATGAATCCTGTATGTTTCGGAGGTGCTTAAATTCATGCTGATCCTGCGCTCCTGGATTAATAGTTGCAGCTGCTCAATTAACTGAACGGCATCTGGATCACAGTTCTCTTCAGATTTTAAAATCCACTGTGCCTCCGGAGTGGTTGGCATGTCGGTAGTCCATGTTTGCATGCGGTACTCGATCTTATCTTCATACTGGATCATACCTCGGAGAGTGGGCATGATAGATTCATCCAAGTCTTCCTTATCTAGTAGTTTTGCCTCATCACCATGCAGGGATTGAAGATTTAAACCATTGGAATCGTTTTTACGGTCCTGGCTGCTCATAGATATTATTGCACCGGTAAACCAGTGAATAACATGCTCCCAATCATCAGGAGCCTCCTGTGGCATGTCAAAACGAAGTTTCTTATCGGCTTTTTTACCAATTACATAGTGAATTCCCTCTTTAAACCCAAGTATTGTCCAACCAACTTTAATTGCAGGTAATGTCCGGGTTTTGGTTTGCTTATAGGTTTTGGAAAGCAGCCCATTATTGGAATATGGCATTTGAATGCAACAATTGGCCATTCTAGGCGCGATTACTCCGGTAGATTTACCAGTACCACGACCGGCAACATCAGTCAATATTTTAGCATAAACCATAAGCGCCCTGAGCTGCATACGGTTATAGTGCACTCTGACTTGGTTATTCTCCATTTGCTTCTGTAAATTCAGCATCCTCAGCAAAATCAGATAGGTTTTTGCGTCGTTGCACTTTGTTCCACAGGTCCGATACTTCGGAAGCGGGGATTCTCTTTACTCCAAGTATTTCCGGATCATACATAATAACCGGTTGTACAGCCAAACGTAATTCTTCCCAGTCAGGCATATCAATAGGATCGTGAGATGGATCCAGGTACTTTTGAATGATTGCCTCCAGTTGGGCAACTTCTTTGTATTTACCTTCAGCAGCTGCAGCATAGGATTGTTTCTTAAGAAACTCAATCCGGATAATGCGCTCATAAGCGCGATTTGACTGCTTCATTTTGCCAAAAAACATCTCCGCACAACGTAAGTCCTGCCTAGCGCTGGTGTCGTTTAATGAATACCGAATTTTAAACAATTCACGAACGAACTCCATCCCTTTGTGGTGATATTTCATTGTAAGTTCATGGGCCGTATTCCAGCGGTCAAAACTATCAACCAAATCCTGAGGGAACTGATCATAAGAGTGCCCTTTTTGAAACAGGCGAATTGCCCGTTCTACTTTCTTATCCATATGGATTATCGATGGTTCAGGCATCAGGACGGATTTGTTTAAGGTATTGCACTTGCTTTGAGAATATTTTCAGCATTTCAGTTTGTGCAGGTCCGGATCCGCTGACTGCTGAATCAAATATGGAATTTCGGATAGTGAGCTGAGCCTTGAGGGTACCACGTTGAAAGGCCTGTACGGCAGGATGAGAGTCCATGCTGAAGATTCTTTCAAAACGAGGCTCATCTACACCTAGGATGGCAGCAATTTCCTTGATAAGGAAACCCCGACTGGCAAAGTTTTCTATTTCCTGGAGTTGTTCCTGGCTAATTTGCATACAATGATATTATTGAGAAAGTCTATGGTTTTTTGTACTGTTTGATGATCGAAAATCACAGTTCCGGCCTCCAATTTATTGTTCCGGTTGAGATTCATGCTACTTACGATAGCCGCATACTTTCCGGATATTGACTTAATTACGATCATCTTGGCATGGCATGGATAAAAAACAAACCGGGTTGCGAGTTTTTCCGCTATCTGAATTTCAGCCGGCTTTACAGATCGGATATGATCACTGCAAATGATGTGTAAGTCTACAATATCTCCGGAATGCTTGCGATGACTGATATTACGCATGGCAAGTTCAGATATTCCGTAAATTGTAAGATAAAGTTCACTGGGCCCAAACTTATCCAAGATGAAATTCATAAGTTGATAGCTGCTGAATTTGGCATCAGAAATGAATAGTTGGGAGCGATCCATGCTCATAGATTCAAATCTAGCATAAGCCTGAGAGTCCATGGATCGCATTGACTCTACTGCTTGAAATATTGATTCCCTTCCAGCAACCACTTTTGTTGTGTCAAACTTGAATAGGGCCATCGAGTGTTGATTCAATTTTAGCCAGGCATATTTCCCAGGCTGTTTTCTTTTTAATAAGATTCGCAATCTCCTGATCACTCAAATTCTCGCTTTTTAGCTGCTTATTGATTCTGGATATATAAGTTGGTACGTTCTTACACAGGTTAACCACATCTCGAATGGTTTTGGGTTGAAATTCTTCCTGGGCTGTGTCCGGAGGTAAGGAGCCATGCTCCTGATAATAATCTAGTTTTTCCCAGCATTCATCAACTATCTGGTCGAGTTCGTCAATTTTCAAGCAAGCATCGAATCGTTCTTCGTCTGTTTTGTATTGCTCAAGTCGAGCATGCAATGCAGCCATTTCTTTGAAGGAACGGGCCTTTAAATCGTAAATAGGAATAAGTTCAACTGCAGTTCCGGTTCGCTCTGTTTTTATTACCTGAGGTGTGACCTTGGCCGGTTTAAAGGTTTTCGATCCGATATCTTGAAGTGATTGTAAAAGCTTGGTGCGGGTAAATCGGTTTTCCCCTGACTCAAATAACTTCAGTGTTGTGGTAGATCCACCATGGCGAGCAAAAAGGAGTACCCCATCGGTGTACTTGCGATCGGGGTCATTCAACCATTGTGCAATTGTCATCTTACCAAAGGTCGTAAACGACAATTGCAGGTTAAAGGACAGTGATTATTTACGATGCATTTTCCAAACCTTATCTGGATAACCTTTTACTGGTTGGCTTTCAAACCCCCAATTGGAAAGCGATTCATCAAGTTCATTGAGAGAAACGTAATCATTGAGTCCAGTATTAGCCACTTCTTGAATCTCTGTGGTAAGGATGATCTCATCGAATGATTGTGCCTTTTCGAATTTTGAATCGATAAATTGTGCCAGCTTTGCTTTATTCTCCATAATATATGGCGTTAGGGTGTTGCTGTCCAATTACTCATAGAGTAAGAGCGCCCTCCTTACGGTTTAGGCCACCCTAACATAATGCCTTGGCAAATGTTGGATGAGTAATTGAACAGCGAAGCAAACGTAATAAAAAAGGCCCGGATTACTCCGAGCCTTTTCAACTAAAAAAACCAAATTATGAATCAACTACTACTCAGCAGTCTGCTTTTTGGTACTGGCCGGTTTTGCCGGTTTCTCCTTCAAGTAAGGGAATCCTTGCTTTACCAAGCCATCTGCAGCCGGAAGTGAAAGTTCGCTCATATCGATATTTCCCCACTTGGGGAAATGACCATGGATATGAGCGCCAACCACTTCGTATTTGGCAGCAACTTCAGGTTTCAATTTTTTTCTACTCATGGTTTACAAATGCTTAAGCACCTGGCTCTACAGGAATAACGGCATCATATACGCGAGGTGAGTATCCATCATATGAGAATGTAATTTCCATTCCCCACTCATCTCCGGATTTTCCACCCCATGTCAGGCGGAAACTTTTCACAAATGCCGGTGAATGTTTATCACCAATTTGAAGAATCAAATCGTCGTTCTTGTTAGGAACCAAGCCAATCAGATCCTCATTTTGAAGTAATTCCAACAAACCGCGTGTTGTGGCATCATCGCCTGGATAAAAAAGTTTTACTTCAGTATCGGCTGCAACGAATTTCTGATCGCCTACCGATTTGGTTTCGATCATCCCTTTGTTTGGAGCGCAATAAAACTGGATAAACTTCTTGCCGGTTTTCATTACATGCGCTGTGGCAATATTTACCCTTTCGGCAAGTGTAGCTGGAGCTGCACTCGGAGCCTGAAGGGTAAGGATATCATCGATTTTGGCTATGTAGGCATAGCGGGGCAATCCGGCGCGGGGGGTGGATGTCCCTGGGTTGGTTAAATCTGCTAAATCCATTATTTGGATCCTCCTTCCTTTAAAGTGAGAATTTGTTGACCTTCAATTTTCAGGATTGATCTTGCAGCGTCAATGTTTTCTGCAAGATCCTGGGCTGAGTACTTTTTACCCCCAACGCGTGCACCACTATTAATGGTATACGTATCGCGGCCGATATCAACAGTGAGTTTTGCAGATGAAGCCTTAGCTCCGCTCTCCAGTTTGCTCACATGTTTATTCAGGCCATCCATAATCTCACCCATGGCGAAAGCCTCCTGCTTCAATGATGTTATTTCAGACTCCTGAATACCAATTTTAGTATTCAGTTCATCGATAACAACTAACGCCTGCTCCAGAGTCTCTGGAGCAGCGTTAGGTTCGTTTAATTTCTTTCCCATAGTTTTAGGCTTGGTCGTTTACGTACAGATTTTCCAAATCAGCGATTTCAAAACCTATCAAGAATTTCGATACAGATTTTGTGCCATGCAGAGTTTCAATTGTTTTTGTAACTCCGGGCATCTCAACCAGATTGGTACCACCAATCAGATTGTCAAACTGAGTCATAATAACTCGGCCTGAAGCGCCCATCCAGTTGCATTCACGGACTTCCCATTTGTTACCTGTTCCATAGAGATACTTACGTCCATCACCAGTTTGGGATGTGGCAGTTGCTCCAAATACGTCACGCTCATGATTGATATAGTGACGGAAAACATCCGGTCCAACTCTTACAATTCCTCCAACTTTACGATGTGCTGCAGTCATATCATTGTACATCACTTCCAGTTTGTCCAGAGCATTTGATGCCGAAATTGCTCCAGTGGTAATTGGGGTAATATTGGCTGCTGTGATTTCATCAGCAATCAAAGTGCCGATTCCAGTACACGTTACTGACTCATTTACCTTAGACCATTTTGCCGGATGCGTAGTGGGTGATTGACCAGCTGTGGTATCGGCTAATAGTTTATAGATATCTTCGTCATCGCCAAATGTTTTATACTGAGGCACAGCAGCATCATAGGTGTATTCAGCACCTGCATCCCAGGCTGCGGCATCTCCGCCGTAATCAGCCAAGTATGAATTGTCGTTTATTTCAGCTGCAAGTTTTGCCATTTCCTTTTGCCACACCCACTGTGCAAATGGAATTTGAATGGCTCCCGGTACCATCATATCAGACATGAAAGATTCAAGAAGTTCATCAGGCACTATATCGAAAATCTTCATTGCGTCATAGACAAATAATTTACGACCTGACCAATTGCGCTGGGTACCTGCTCTTGTTTCTACATTGTAATTTAATGGTCGGAGTCCACCTTGTGCTGTAAATTTAGGTAAGAGTTTTCCATGCCTTGAAACCATTCGGTCAACTGCCATATCTTTAAAAATGTCAAGATCGTTGAGCATTTGGGCAAGCATCTTCTTTGAATTTAATCCAGCCCATTTAGCAATGGCCGCTACATCGGTCGATGGCCCCATTGTGATTACACCCTGCATTGGTGAAGCCAACGAAGCCAAGGCTGTAACCCCCAGTATGGATAGTGCCGGATGGATACCGGTCTGATTTGCGAATGCTAAGCCAATTCCAAGAATCAGCACTAGCGCGATTATTACTTTTTTCATTACTTTTTTTCCTCCTCAGTTTTTCCATAAACAGCTTCATGAGCTGCTTTCAGCTTGGCATCAGCTTCGCTGTGGAATTGGTTTTCATCCGGTTTGGTTTCACCTTCAGGTTTTCCAGAAGCTTCAGGTGCTGCTCCGGCATTGCCTGGTAACTTAGCAACCTTCTCGTTGGCTGCTTTCAGCTCGGTAGTTAGCCGGGAAATCTCGCCGTCTTTTGACTGCAAAGCAGTTGAATGAGCGGCTTGCGCATCAGATAGATCCTTCTCCGCTTTTGCCTTATCGGCTTTGGCTGCTTGAAGTGTTCCCAATTCAGTGTTTAGTTTTTCGAGCTGATCCTGGCTCAGCTCTACCTCATGGTCTTTTCCCGACTCCAAGCCGAAGAATGTCGCCAAAGCGGTGAGGCCCGCCATGATTTTAGTTTTCATATTTGCGTTCTGTGTGTGTGAATTATTTTTAGTGCCGGATGTTGCGGCTAATTGATCAATAAGATTAGCTGCGAATTCAACATCTCCTTCATAATCAGCAAGACCATTTTTCACAGCATCCTCTGTATAAAACATGGCTCCTTTAAAAATAGCTGCATTGCCAGATAGTTTCCCTTGCCGCATTCTTGCAACGTCATTAATAAAGAAATCTGTGTATTGCTGAAGATCAGCAAGCATTGCTTCGTTATCTCCTTTAATCATGTCTTCCCATGCCTTGTTTTTGAGCGTAGACTGTGGGGCATATAACCTGTTAATTTTGATTCCAAGTTTTTCGTAATGTTTACTCAAATCGGTCCAACCAACATAAGCTCCAATCGAGCCTACCTCGCTTGACTTACCCACCATAACTATGGCATGACAACCGGCAATTATTTTATAGCATGCACTAGCGGCTATACCATTGACACATGCAACAGTTGGTTTTTGTGCGTTGTAAATTGCATTGGCAAAAGCTTCGGTTGCAGCACCGTCTCCTCCACCCGAATCAGTTAATAAAAGCACCCCTTTAATTTTGGGATTTGCAAGTGCACGCTGATACAGGTTTAGCTTGGTATCCATTCCTGGATTACCACAGTTTTCGTATTTGGTGATTGCTCCAACAATATTGATGAGAGCAATTGAATTTTCAGGGGCATCCTCCGGAGAGGCGGCTATACCAAATTCGCTGATTGGATAAATTGATGTGTTACATACTTGAGGGATTGAATCAACAATTTCTTCACCACCAGTTATTCCTGCTTGTGCATTTTGCAACATCTGCATTACCATTGGGTAATACGACTCGGCAAATGCCGGATGAATGAACCATCTTGCGCGTAGGATGTAACTGAGTGTAATGAATTTTCTTGTCATGAATAATTAAGCATTTCAAATTTCATTTTACGCGCGCGGTTATTAAAGGACAGCTATTTTTGACCTATTCAGGTATCGACAAAAAATCATCACACAAGGCCTGGGCAGATCCTGCAGACACAATTATTTTGGTAAAGGGAAATTGAATTGGGGTTTTGATAGGACTATCGCTGGCGGGTAATGGAGTCACGTTGTCAATACCCATGATTGCAAGGCAATCAACGATATCTCCATTTTGATCCTGAGCTTCTAATGTATCAATTGTCGTGTTGTCCTCAAGGATAATAATTCCAGAAAATGGTACTTCTTCAAATGTTTCACCGGCCAATACAATTGGCGTTGCTTTTATTACTCTGCTCATGATAAGAATTTGTGTATTGGATTATTAGGTTTTGGGATGGCCGTTTCAAAAATTGAGGCATCAAACCCTTCCGGCATTTCGATGTTGGCGTGTTGGGCACCAATAAGTACGGCATCAGTAACTAACTCCCTGTTTTCATTAAATACAGCTGATGAAATTTCTATATCCCCAATGAAATGGATAGCCATTCCATCTTGATTATATTCCGTTTCACCGGCATATTTTGTGAAGACCTTTTTAAGGTCAGTGACGATGGCTGATTTGGTTTCTGCTTTTAAGTATATTGTTGGCATTTTTTACGAATTAGGGTCAAGGCAAATTGTATCAGACAATGCAGAATCACATATATATGTCATTCCGAATAAGCCATAAGACGGAACGCTTGTACCACCCCCATCTTTTGAAGTAAAAATTGAGTTAAGAATAAAATCTTCATCATCAATTACAGTTGTTAGTATAAGGACATTGTCGCGGAAAAATTTTACCTGCGTTCCAGTCCGTTTAATGATGATTTTATACTCTGTATTTAGGTTCATGCCATGAGCGCCAAGAACCGTTTCTGCACCTGCACTTGATTTGAAATATATATTACTTGCGCTAAGGTATATATACGAATTACCGGCCCCAGATGTGTTGGAGCCTATTAGCATGGTATTGTTAAGCTTTAGTGGCTTGATCAACATACGGGCAGTGAAATCGCCAAGCGTCAATGTTTCTGCGGATGTGCCACAAAGATCGGATGCGCGAGTTGCTGATCCACCTGCTGTAATTATAGGAGAGCAGGGGTATGTCCCTTCGTGGATTTGATTCAGCCACCACAACATGCCATCGGTGCCGTTGGCTGTTACAGTTCCTACGCCATCCCCATCTACAATTGCGGAATAAAGATTTCCGGTAGTACTGGTTGAAACCTGAGCTGCCCACACCAACCAGTAACCATTGTCCATATCGATTGCTCCGTATCCGGTGAGATTTACTCCGTGCACTCCAATGGCTCCAGTAGCCAGGTTTACCCAAACATAATCTTCTGCTCCTCCGGCATTAATACCTCCGTGGCGAATCCAGTTTATCCCAGATGCTTTCACTATGCAATAAGTAACGTAAGAAACTCCTGCGGTGATTGTAAATGTCTTATCAATAGTTCTGTTTCCCCCTGAACTTACAGGATAAATCAGGACTGCGTCATTGGAACCGGAAGGAGATACACCACTAGCCGGAACTGGAGTTACATTTGTCTTGTTCCAATATGCATTGTTAACATCGTTTGAATGAAAACAAATATTCGTATTTTGATCTTCTAGCAGGATTCGTGGGCAACCACCTCCAACAGGAAAATGAATTCGTGGAATATTGTCGGCACGACTTTCCCAATAACCTATAGAATTTCTTCGGTATGCAACACTGGATCTGGTGAACGGGAAGAATTTTACTGGTTGCCCTACTTCAACAAATGGTTTTACCATATTGAGTTGACCGGCTTCAAAGCCATCGGGTATTACTACAATGCGAGATTTTGAGAGTATTGTCATTGAATTAATGATTGTATTAATGCTTTACTACATAAATAGGCTTCAACGGTACCACCATCCGCCTCAACGGCGGCTTTCCATTGTGAGGGATAATCAGGTACATCAAATAATTTTTTCGGTTCAATACCTATAGCTCCAGCTGTTGTGGTGATGCTATCAAATGGAAATTGTATTGGCGTTCTGATTACTGTTCCTTTCTTGAGTTCGGTTAAGGCGGTAATACCAAGGATGGCCAGTACATCATACCCATTGGCTGATACAGCAGAAATCTTTGTGCCATTTGAGAGAATTCTAAACCAATAGAATTCTTGAATATCGAAAGACCCTGCACCAACAATTATGTATCTCATGTATTTATAGAGTTAAGTTGTGATATTGCACAGCTCTCAGATTCAAATACTCCACCTTCAGCAGTGACTTGCTTTGAAAATTTTCTCACCACCTCCAACACATTTGTCCATATTTCCTGATCTCCTGTGCAATAGGGAGAAGGGGATGCGAATACTCCTAGATACTGAAACGAGTAGCCGCCTGGGATTTCTTTAAATGTAAATGCAACACCATTTTGTGGTTCACCAACAATGCGTGCGTTGCCGTATTTGTCTGTAATTAAAAGCACAAAGCGTTGACCGGCTTTTTTACCTAGCAATTGAACAATACTGGAATCATAGAAGGGGATAGTCCCTTTAATTTTTACCGGATAAGACTTACCCTGGTCTGAATGAGCGCCATCTATATCTAAATCCAATGAGCCAAACACTGCTGATCCACTGTACCAGTAATTGAAATATGGATCGGTGTATTCAATGGCTTCAATATTTATTTTGCCATCTGCATCCGGATATGGAAACGACGTAATTCTGAAATCTTCTATGAAGTAGAATTGCGAGTAACCTTTCAGATTAGGTCCGCCAGACAATGGAGATATGCTTTGCACATAACAAATTTGCGCTGATATTCAGCGTGTAAAAAGTACGGCTATGTATGGTTTGTGCAGGTGAATTGTATGTAGGTGGGTAGGTTTGATTTGGTTATATCAACATGAAGATATCTGCCTTTTCTCTCGGCATACACTATTCCTCTCTTGCGCCAAGCGGTGAAAGTATTGGGATGAATGCCTACACTCTCAATAAAATCAATACTTTTAACAAGGTTGTGATTTACTGTGATTAAAGGCTGTTTTTTCGGGACATATTTAGAGAATATTTTAATCTCTTGTAAATCAATGTTTTCCCTTTCGCAAAACCGCTGAAGGGATTTTTTGATCGTTTCGAACGGAAAAATATCTTCATCCAGTCCAAATTTTTTGCGAAGGTCCAGAATCATTTCTTGAATATGGAACTTCTCCTGCTGCTTTATCGATCGATGAATATTAGCCTCCAATTCACATTCAAACCGGTCTTTAATATAACCTTCCAGGGCACGATTAAATATTACAACATTCTTTCTGTTTAATACCCAACCATTGGTTTCAAATACTTTTTGTGGCAATTGAAGTTTTATGCAGCATTCGAATGAAAATTGTAATTGGTCCCGGACCGGTGATTTTTGAAACAAGGTGTAAATCATATCCAATACATACGGTTTAATTGAATTGCCTTCTTCAATGAATTTCTTTACATAAGGCTTTACCGGTATTGGATCGGATGAGTAGGTCAGAATCACGGTATAAAAGTAACACATTGCCTTGCCACCCCATAGAACTAAGTACTTCAATTTATTCACAGTCTCTATGAGGATTAAGAGAGGGTGTGGGTTGTGTTTTTATTCAAAAATATATCAACCTGTTTTTTTGTGTTGCATCTGTCACACTGTTACATCTTCTTTTATCTTACTAATAATCAAATAAATATAATGCAACAAAGGGTGCAACATAAGATGCAACACAAATGCAACACAAAGCAACACAAAACCCCGTTTTTCGGTTAATGTTGCAAAGCGTTGCAACCAATACAGTAAAGGAATTTCAGCGATTCAATACAAAATGCAACACAAAACGAGTTCTTCCCAAAAAAATCTTCCCAAAAAATCAACCGAAGTTCTGGCCGAGGTTTTCCACACACCATTTTTTCATCCGGAACCGGTTGCGTGGTTACGTTCTTCCCAGAAGTAGGATATATGATCGAATTTTTGGCGCGCGAACACAATCTACTACTACGACCTGTGCAGTATGGCCTATTACGTCTTGACTGTTCCCCATCAGTATAAACATATCTTTGCTTATACAGATAGTGGTCGTATGGAGGGTTGTTAGTTATCGCCATAAGATACTTAAATGTCTTTTTAAACCGCGTAATGCCGCAATGGACACACTTATTGTCGTTCCATCTGTGATTACCTTTAGGTATCATATCGTTTTTGTTCACTTGTTTTAAATGACATCAGAATGTTAAGTAAAGATGAATCTTTCATTGTCCTGCACTATTGTGGTCCTGAATGGAAACCGATCTGTTGGTACTTGCCTTATCATTTCGATTAAAGTGGAGGATCCTGTGAAAACTACATGCTGAGAAGAACCGACCATTATCTGCAGGTGAAGGCATTTGCCTTTTCCGGCGAACTTTGATTCCTCTATTTTGTGAGCTTCCACGACGATTTCTTTGTTGAGTATTTTATTGATCTTGATTTTGTCTCCGGCAAACCCTTGAAACGGCTTTGATTCCGAAGTCTTTAAATGCGGCGGTCATGTAATAAGGTGTTGAGTAGGTTTTTGCCATCACAATGTTTGGTCCATCCATTGTAAGAGGCGAGTGTTAAAGGGTTTAATTGTTTTTGCCTGGCAATCTTGCGGGCGAAATTCTTCTTGATTGACTTGCGTAAAAGTGTGTGGGTGTGGTACGACCTGTAGCCCACGAAATCAATTCCTCGTGCAGCAACCGGGAATACCTGGTAATTACCTTTTACCTGTAGCTTCAATTCTTCAGCCAAGTAGGTTTTGATTTCTGCCAGTAGGTGATGCAGGTATTGCTTATCACCGTGTAGTACAACGATATCATCTGCATACCTGAAGTAATGCTTTACGTTCTTCACTTCTTTTGTCCAGTGGTCAAAATATGTCAGGTAGAAGTTTGCCAGGTATTGACTCAGATAATTTCCGATCGGAAGCCCGGGTGCGCTATCGATAATCTCATCCAGTAAAAGCAAAGCATCAAGATCCTTTATCTTCTTGCGGATAAGCGCCTTCATTACCTGGTGATCCACACTTGGGTAAAACTTAGTGATATCCAGTTTCAGGCAATAGGCAGTTGATCGCTGATCGCGCAAGGCTTTACGAACTGCAAACGATGCCGAGTGAATTCCACGACCCTCAATACAGCTGAAGGTATCTGCGGTAAAGCATGCCAGAAACATCGGCTTGAGAATGTTCATTATCGCATGATGGACTATGCGATCCGGGTAATACGGAAGCCGGTAAACAACCCTTTCCTTTGGTTCATAAACCTTGAAGGTTGTGTACTCTGATGTTTTGTATTGCTTATTGGAAAGTAACTGGTGTAACGCAAGGATATTGTTCTCTCGGTTTTGGTCGTGCAGTTTAACGCCGTACTGCATAACCTTACCTTTGCGGGCCTTCTGATCCGCAAGAGTAAGGTTATCAATACTGATAATGCGCTTGTACAAGTTTGACATTCGTTTCATGATTTGCTTTCTAAAGGTCTTCTTCATCGCTTGCAGCGATTACCAAAGCCCCTTGATTTAAGTTTATTTTTTGCAACTGATGGCAAGGTCTGCGCTGTTTAAATTCATCCTCAGCATAGCTGGGAACTGACATTCGAGTTCGAGTTATCGTTATCGTAGTCGTTGTACGACAGTCTGACACCTGAACAAACCAGCTCCAACAGCACACAACCCATTTCGTTAATCGCGGATAAAGAAAAATTTCTCAAAGTGTCCGACAAACTGCGTCGCTGCATACTCTGCCAGCTCACTCGACTTAAAGCAAAGCCGGGAACCGACAGCCGAGTACGAGGCACCGTCAGCGCAGACGTAGTACGACAGTCCGACACCCGAAGGGTGTTCTGCATCTGCTTTGATACGGAACCATGGGTAATATTTCCACTGATCATGGTTATTCCAGTCCGGCTCCCAAGGCTGTCCATCGGCCTGATTGAGCGCCTTGGTGATGAGCTTTACCTCGCGGTAAGCAATCTCATCCGGGGTTAATAATTCAAGCAGCTGTGGTGGAAATTCCTTCTCTGCAATTGTGCCGAGTGCTGCGTAAACATCTTCGATAGTTTTGATGTTGTTCATTGTAAATTGATTATAGGGTGAATAGTTTTGAGTATTCTGATATGAATTGAGTACCGGCATACTCTGCCAGTTCGCTCGACTTAAAGCAAAGTCGGGAACCGACAGTCGAGTGCGAGTCAGCGTGCGCGCAGACGTCGGCCGACAGCCCGACACCCGATTTGAATTCTTCCATGTTGAACCAGGGGTAGTATTTATACTCTGAAGAATTTGTCCAATCAGGCTGCCACCCTTCGTTCAACGCTTTGGCGATGATGCTGATTCTCAAATGCGCCTGTGCTGCAAGCATTCCGGTATTTACTCCAGAATACTGCAATAAAGAATGTTGATCAGCGGTTGCTCCAACTGCTGAAAGCGCATCTTCGAATGTCTTGATACGTTCCATTACAGGCCTTGGAATGAACGAATCTCCCAGAAGTGCAGAGAGAACCTTTTTTGTTTCGCCTTTTGCCAGCTTTAATGCTGCTTCAGCGTTTTGTTTGTTGATAGTAATTGTTTCCATTGTTGATAGTAATTTGGGTTTAACTGTATTAATATTTCTGTAATCGATATTTTAGCCTTTCAATTTTTTCTTCTTTAATCTTATCTATTAACCCCTGTTTATTAAGCATTATCCTTACCTGTGCACACATAATTTCGACGTCAGATACTTCTCCACATAACTCTGTAAGGTTTTCTGAGGAAGCTACTCTCCTGAATTTGTTGATTGCTTTAATTAACTCAGCACATTCTTCAACCACCATATTCATTTGAGAATCGATTCCATACTTATTAATTGCTTCTGTTAAAACTTCGTTCTGTTCAATAGCGTTCATCCTGTTCCCGGTTTATATTTTCACCATTAACTTTTGTTCAACAATCCTTTCGAATTCCTCCCTTGTTATGTATTGGAATTCTCCATTGGATCCAACCCGGTACAAATTGCACCCGGCCAATACATTGGCAGTCTGAATTTCCTCTCCTTCCCAAAACAGTTGGGTAATTACCCACAGACGGCCTTTGATATCCTTATATGTAGTCCATGCTTCCATTAGAAGGGTAATGTATTTTGTTGTTCAGGCTCCGCATGCAGTTCATTTGCTTGCTGCATTTCCGGATCTACCTCCATGTTTTCAATCTCTGCGGCTGTGAGGAAGTCCTTCTTGTAGAAAACATATGGACGGCCGTTCCCAGATACATCCACTCTCGATATCACCGTTCCGGATCCGGATGGGTTCGGTACCCGATCCCACCTTGGATATGAGTATCTCTTCACCACAGGCTTCTTCTTCATTTTGCCAATATCTTCCAGAGTAAATTCCGAACGGCCCAAATGATCGAGAAGAGCCTGTTCAGACTTGAATCGCTCACCATCATATTCTATCAGGTGGTATGTTTCAACATGCAACCGGTCCCGAATAACCCTTTCCAGGTATTCATTCTCAAACTTCTTCATTTCGAATTCCCGTTGGATATCACCCATAGTCATCATCAATACATCTGGGCCGAAATCGAAGAACATATGGCGGATCTTATTTCTAAGCTCCTTCTCTACAGTTGGTTTGCTGTATTCAATTACTTTCTTCAAAGCGTCTGTTTTCAGCAGTTCCGGATCGAACCATGCGCGATGTCGGTTGGGAGTCTTAATCTGCCGGGAGTTTAAAAAGTTCAGGAATGCAGGAATCTCTTCTTGCATTTTGTCGAGCATATTCACATCCAGTTGATCGGCTGTAAGCTTTGGAATCTTTCGAATCCAGTAACGAACATCATCTTCGGAGGCATAGATAAAATTGTCCTCGTTATTGGTGAAGAACAGGAATTTGCCAAAGAAATCAATCTCAATATGATCCTTGCCCTTGGCATTCATGAAAATCTTATCGGTCGTGCTTAATGATTTCACCTTCTCAACTACTACCTGTTTGTCGATCTTGGCCTCATCGCAAATAATTAGAAGTTTGCTTGCCCAGCTGGCATTGAAATTATCTGCAAGCTCCGCATTACCCACAATGGCCACATTTTGCGTGAAGATCATTTTGAGCAGTTTTCCCAAGGTTGATTTACCGGTACCATTCTCCCGGGAAACCAAGCACAGAATAGGAAGAATCTGGGTAGGGCTTTTAAACAAAAGTGTCAAGTAATCTAATCCCAGTTCATACTCATTAAATGTAAGTTTCTCGCCTCCTTTGGGATCCTTCCAATTGATATCGTTCTGTCCAAAAATATGCTTAATGAATGCTTCAATATTTGTCCATTCACCTTCTTCCGGCTCATGCTCAAAAGGAGCATAAACATTGAAACAATTATTAATTACCGGTTGAAAATTCACATGATCCGGAACATTGCAAAAAGCCTGGTATTTAGGAATGAACTTGACAAAGTTCTTTCCGTGATCATCTAAAATTGTTCCCTTCATCCTGCGATGGAATGACCGCTCCAGTTGACCGTATTTATTAGGAATATCAACAAAAGTGTGATACTGATCACCCACACGGAAGTAATTATTCGCTTCCCCCGGGATCATTACCTCACAAGTCTGCTTCTCATCGTTCCATTTGTATTTGGTTCCGTTGTACCGGAATTCCAAAGCTTTCATTTCCGGCCGGATCTGGCTATGGTGCAAAAAGAACGTATCTACATTATCCAATAGGAAGTGCCTGTGGAGCGGAGCAATATTGAATGTGATATCTACTCTAAAATAATGGTGTGGCTTTTTGCTCAGGTTGATCAGTTCCTGTACATATTCATCCTCCTGACCTGGAAATGCGCAAAGCAAATCATCAAGTCCTTTTGGATGTCCTTCTATTTCGGATGAAAGGGTATAGGCCGCGTACCGCTTAACGTCAAATTCATTCAACAGGTCCTTGAAAGTATTACAGGTTTGGAAGAACCCCCTTGGTCTTTTGTACAGATCTATACCATCTTTCAGATCCTTTCCGGTGATATCCATACAGTCCCCATCCATGAGCCAGATTATATTCTCAACCTCACAAGCCAGTATCAGTCGTTTTATATCATCATGAAGATTACCTGTTGTTTTATCCTTCATGTGGTTGATCGAGGATAGCCCGACAATGTTCATGCCGTGCATTGCACCTTTGAAAGCTTTGAAATAGCCTTCAGTCATGATAAGGGTCTTGATTTTTTCCTTCTCTCTGAATGCTTTTACCAGGTTAGGTGGGAAAAAGGGCTGTGTTGGCTGATCCTTGGGCATCAGGTATTTTATCACATCCCCTTTTTTATTCAGGATAGGTTTTTCTAATCGAGTAATGCAGTATTCGTTGTGTTTCCACCGGGTACCTTCTTTTGCATATCGAATGATTAAGCCATCTATAGTGTAAACCAGAATTTCAATGCCTTTAGCTACCTCACGGAAAATCCGGGTAGGTTTCAATACATCATCGTGAGTAGGGCCACCACCATTAACAGTAATATCGATGTTATTTATTTCATCGGTAATACCCAGAAGCTTCATACGTTTCGCGAAGTAGCTGAGCTCCTCAATTTGAATTTGTTCGCTCATGCTATGTCCTCTGTTAATTCGTAATTTGACCAAACAACTTCAGTTGTTCTTTTTAATGCATTGGTCTTGTGATGGTGAGAAGTTTGTTTCCCTTTATACTTAAGGTGAGTTTCGTAAATTTCATTCTCATATCCGGATAATAGATAGTGGCCCTTTAATTCATTCAGTATTGAAATTAATTCACGCTGATCCTGATCACTTAACTCATGCTTATAACTTATATGTCCACTTCGGGTTGTACGTACATAAGGTGGATCCACATAGAACAATGTATTTTCTCCATCATATTTTGAAAGTATATGCCTGAAATCACGGCATTCGATTTGAATATGCCTTAATTCTTCAACGACCAAATGAAGTCCCTCTATTTTAGAAAGCAAACGAGCTACCGATTGGGATACATTATACCTCGAATCGTTGATCGTGTAACTCCACGAGTTATTCTTATTCAACGACCCAGTGTTTCCGAATGAAGAAACTGTTCTAATAAAGAAAGCACGAGCTTTTTCAACAGGATCTGTAATGGTTGATAAGTCCATGCTTTCATAATCCTGCCGGCAATGACAACTTAACTCAAGTTTTGAAATTAATTCTTCAGAGTTATCCCTTAGTTGCTGGAAAAAGTTATAAATATCTGTGTTCAAATCATTGAAGGTCCTCATTTTAATGCCCCCCCCCTTATGATTTAATACAATTGCAGCTGACCCTCCAAACACATCAACTAAATGCATCTTAGGTGATTTATGAAGGTTTTGAAGTATGAATTTTTGGAGCTTGATTGCATTTTTACCCCCGAAATAATTAAATGCAGAAATTGGCTTTTTAGTATTTGTATTCATGCAACTTCCTCCAATTCTAAAGTCCTACCCAGCTCTTCAGCCCAAGCTTTAGGTACTTTGGGTACAACTGAATTACCAATGTATTTCTTCTGCTGGGTCTGGGTACCCTTAAGTATGTAACCATCCGGGAATCCTTGAATTTTTAACAATTCAATGATTTTCAGCATCCGCATATAGATATCCACTATTCCATACATAGCCATGAATTCTTTGATTTTACGGGTGAATTCGCTATCCGATTCATATATTAAAATCACAGCTTCTCCATTTTCTGTTGTTGCCAGGTAAAGAGGGGTTTTGTCTTGCCGGGCTATTATTGTAGGCGAAGGAATGTCTATGCTTGAAGCCCCTTTATTAAACCATGCTGGGTTAATCAAATAATGTGTCCGCACAGAGGTAATGGTTGGTGCAGGTCGATCAGTATCAATTGCCGGAGCGGTTGAACTATTCATATTGATTAGGTAAGGCCATTTCCGGTTCGCTGTGATGGTATTGGCAGGCCTGTTGATATCTGAACCTACATTATTAAAGTGCGTGTTCATGATAAATGGTTCAACACTTACCAGATTCATTTTTGGTGATGGCATAACAGATCCAGCAGGATTATCTAAACTCATCTTCTCCCCACCTCCTGAGAAATCACGCATTATGAATTGTGGTTGAACTAGTGCAGCTCCATCCTTTGTTCTAATTGTTGGTGCAGGTTTATCAATGTCGGTACAGTTGTGCCCATTACCATAATATGCTGCGATAAATGCCGGTGAAACCAGTCCGTGCCGATCCTTTGTGGTTAATGATGGATTTGGTTTTTCTATGGAATCAACTTTAGAAGAATGATTATAATTAACCATAAATTCTGCATGTACAATTGATTGGCTATCGATACATGTTACAGTTCCGGCAGGTCCGTCAATTGAAATACATTTACCTTCCGGTTTTCCGCTGTAATATTTAGCTATAAAGGCATCCTTCCCTCCAGCGACGAACTTTATCAGTCCAGCATGTATTCGCTCCAGAGTTTTCTCAGACAGAGGTTTTTTACGTGCAAAAATAGAAACGCCCTTATCATCAAGATCAAGCACTTCTCTCACTGGCTTCCATGGTTTCAGTTTAGTTTCAAACAATCCTGAATTTTGCTTTTTAGCATGAGTTGGTTTTGGGAATACAATTGGCAAATTGTTCGCGGCAAACAACCCGAAGTACCGTTTACGAGAGGTATGTGCTCCATAATCAGCAGCATTAAGCTCCTTCCAATCGTATTCATAGCCACCATTAAGCGACTTCATTTCGTTTACCCAACGAGTGTAATCAATCCCACATTTCCGGCTAATTGGTTTTCCGGCATCATCCAACGGCCCCCATGCCATAAATTCAACTACATTTTCGATGCCTACATAATCAGGCTTCAGCGATTCAACATACCAAGGCATGAAATCAGCCAAACTCCGGCTATCGGCATTTCGAGGTAGTCCGCCTTTCGCCTTACTGAAATTTGTACATTCTAGTGAAGCCCAAAGCAACACTATTGCGTTTGGGTATTGGATCCTAGCATTGTGAAGAATCAGCTCTAAATCCTTCATCTTTACTTTTTTGATATCTTCAGTAAAGTGAACGGCATCCGGATGATTTGTTTCATGACTGGCAATGGCCATCTCATCATGGTTTACACAAGCTATTACCTTCGCAACTCTTTCACCGAATAATTCAGCCTGTTCAAATCCGGTTGTAACTCCACCGGCTCCGCAAAATAGATCGATAACTAGTATCATGATAATTCCTCCCTTACCGTTAATTGTGACAATTCACCATGTCCAAAACGGATCCTAAGCTCATTATCTTGAATGGTCAGATACCACATTTCTATTTTAAAATTTGGGGAATTTTCGCGATGCCGGTTCAAAAGATCTCTTATTTGATCGCGAATAATTGCCAGTTGCGATTCCTTGGCTGAAACAGTTACACGTCTTTTGAGGTAGGACATCAGATTATCCCGGAATACATTGGAGGGTATTGGAGTTGCCTTAGGGTTTTGTATTAATTCAAGATTCATTTGCATTGTTTTTTGTGGTGGCGATGCCAGCCCGATCACCGACCAGGTATTTTAAATTGGGAAGTTTGCGTTTGGGTTATTTCCCTCGTAGGGATTGTATTTTTCGATACTCCTGTGCAAAATATTCAGGGAGTATCTCAGGGTTTGTCAATTCAATGTTTTTAACGGAAACTTCCCTGAGCATAATGTGTATGTCTTTGAATCGTGCTGGTACTGGGTTTCCTTCAATCTCTAGGATTACCGAGGCTTGAATTAATTTGAGTTTTGCCTTTTTCATAATTTGACTTTCCCTTGATTGATTAATGATTTGATATATTTTTTCGCCACATTCAACTTATTCACGCGTACCTCGGTATCTACCTCCCTATATGTTGGAGTGGTGGCAAGTTTCCCTTCCGGTAACATCGCTCCAACAGGATAAAATCTTTTCACTTTTGCATTTCTATGAGAATCTTTCCAGTTTATATTTTCAATCTCGGCAGCTGCAAGCTTGCGGAGTTTCTTGGCTTTCTTCTGGTTCAT